CAACGGTGGGCTGTCCAATCAATCACGGACGCGGGAACGTATTATACGTTCTCTATTGCCCCGGCATTGCAGGGAGCCGCTACAGGTGTTCAAACATTCATATTCGAAACGGTAACAGCTACCCCGATTACATACGGCGAGGATGTGGACTACTGGTTAAGTTCACCATATTCCGCGCAAGGTCTTTTCGGGGCCGATACTGAATACGGCGATATTGTCCCAAACAACAGCGCCTATGGTGTTGATTTGTTTGTGCAAGAGGCGGTTGTTTCTGACGATTGGGATGTTCTGGCAACCCTATCAACAACGGCGGGCGGTAGTGGTGGCAGTTCTGGTATATCCGGGCTGATGATGTTCCCGCGCACATATGAAACTGAACCACTTGCCGCGCCCATACTGGTTGCAGAGGGTGGGCCGCCAACCGAATTAATCACGGTTGACATTCCATACCCAGAACAAGGTCGGTATCGTGTAAGCGTTGGGATTATTGCGACATTCCAACAGGCCAACGACAGGCTTACTTGGCGCTCTACTGGCGATATATCCAGCGCAACAGACTTTCTAATTGAAGCAAAAGAGGATGGGGAAAGGCTGCCATTTTTCTATTCCTTCACTTACGCAATGACTGCGGCCCCTTTTACGGCTACAATTGAGGGCGAGACTTCCGGGCCCGGCAAGGCCGATGTTTATGTAGACACAGCAACGATATTTATGCAGCGCGTGGGGTGAGCATGTTAGAGACAGAAGCAACAAATCTTGAATGTCCTTTTCACAGGCCCAACAAATGTGTTGGCTCTGGTTGCTTGGGGTGGGTTTTCGATGATTTGGACAAAGAGCGATGGAACGTCATTAAGGGGACCACTGAACAAGCCATGCTGCCAAGCGCCGGCGCGGGGGCCTCTGCTACCATTACACGTCCCGGTGAGGGCGTTTCTAAGCTTTGGGAGTGGGCGGGAGACAAGGGCAACTATGATGTCTGGGAACATGCGCCCGTTGGTGGCGTTGATGGCCACTGCGAGGCGATTTTAAAATGACCTGTATGTGCGACAAATACAACGCGGGAATGCTGACGGAGCCTGTAGAGTTCCAGAGGGAAACACGGGTTGCCGATGGTTCGGGCGGGTTCACTGCGATTTGGGGCGCCTTGGCCGGCGCTCAAGAGTTCGGACACATTAAGGCGGCAAGCGGCAACGAACGCTTTTCGTCTGACCGGGTAGAAGCGGTTTCTACTTGGAAGTTAACAACGAGGTATTTTCAAGATGTTTCAGAACTTGATGCCGTTCTTATTCGTGGTCGCCGCTACAATATTCGCTTTGTGGACAATATCGAGTTTTCTGACCGCTGGATAACATTTACCCTTGGCCTTGGTGTTGCCGTATGAGCGTTAAAATCAAGGTTGAGGGTATTGAAGAACTTCAAGACGCGCTTGATGATATGTCAAAGGACGCTGAAAAGGCGGTTTCTAAAGGCATCGCCAAGACGGTTATTGAGGCCCGCAACTTCATTGTAAAGAAGATACAGGCAGGCGGTACAGGGCGGGTGTATCAGAAGTACAACCCATCCAGAACACACCAAGCCAGTTCACCGGGAGAGGCCCCTGCAACCGATACAGGCAAGCTTGTAAATTCGGTCTACATGGAAACCAAGCCCCTTGAGGCGACGGTTGGCAGCCGCCTTGCGTATGCAAAGTATTTGGAGTTCGGGACGTTCAACATGCAGCCCCGCCCGGTTTGGTTGCCCGCAGGCGAGGATGCTGCTAAAAACGTGACAGGAAATATTGAGCATTTTCTAGGGAAGGTTCTGAAATGAACCCTGCAAACGTACAGAAGGCGGTTTACAATGTCCTATCAACGGACACTGATTTAATCGCGGCCCTTTCATCGTATTGGGGATATGTCCCGGTTGTCGATGATGTTGCTCAAGTTCAGGACAGCGAGAACCCCGCCTACTTCCCGTTTATCTCTTTCGGGCAAGACCTGACAAACCCACTTGATACAAAAACGTTTAACGGCGGCGATGCGGTCATGCAGATCGATGTCTGGTCCCGGGTTGCGAACTACACCCAAGTCAAAAACGTTTCTGAAATTGTGTATAACGCGCTTCACAAAAAGACCCTGAGCATTGCGGATGCTGTGCATATTGCAACGGGAATGGAAAGCGTGGATTATACAATAGACCCTGACGGTCACACGCGGCGGGCAATGATGCTCTTTCGCATAACATACCAAGACAGCTAAGGAGGCTGGAACAATGGCAGCAATGGCAGGCCGCAAGGTCAGAGTGCAAATCGCCACAACCGATGTGGCGGCGGCGCGTACCGATGGTATTACGCTCGGCACTGAAACAATCGATATTACAACCAAGGACGAAGCGGGCATTGTAACCCTGCTGGATGACATCGGCACCAAGTCCGTTGAAATGTCCTGTGAGGGTGTTCTTGTTGGGACTGACCTGTTGGACATCGCAACCGCAAACGGGGAAGGCTCAACGCTGAACGCTTATACCTTTGTGATTGATGGTCTGGGCGATTTCGCTGGACAGTTCGCGATTACTTCCTTTGAAGTTTCAGGCGCAGAGGGAACAGACCCGGCGACTTTCACAGCCTCTTTTGCGTCCTCTGGCGCAATTGCTTGGACAGCGACACCTTAATCATGGCTGTTTTTCGGGATGTTGAAATTGAATGGGGTGGCGTGGATTATACCGTGACCCCTTCTAACAAATTGCTGCGTAAGATTGAAAGCAAAGGCGATGTGAGCCTAACCGCTGTTGCCTCTAAAGCGGCAGACGGTAACGTGCAAATGTCGGTCATGTCTTTTATCTTGGCTGAATTGCTTGCCTCTGCTGGCGCAAGGCCGAAGGGCAAGGACACGCTTGAGGATGAAATCTACCGTGAAATGATACACGGCGGCGAGGAAAAGACTGTTTCCCTTGCTCAAGGCACCATGCTTGCAATCATGCCGCAGGAACAAAGCGGAAAAAAGCCAGAGGCCCAATCCGACGAATAGTTGGGCCTGATGAAATCGCGCCTATTGATTGGGATACTCTCTATCTATGCGCGGTTGTCGGGTGGGGCCTAAACCCGAATGAGTTTTGGGATATGACATTGAATGAGTTCTTTGCTATACACGAATTCAAGAGGGAGCGTGACCCCGAAAACGATTTCGCGGGCAAGCTGACCAAAGGCGATGTAGACGAATTATCAGAGTGGGCAGCAAATGGCTTTACCTAGTGTCAAAATCAAAGTTACAGCAGACACAAAAGACGCTGATAAAGGTTTACAGAAAACATCGGCAGGGCTTAAAAAGTTTGGCGGTGTTGCGGCAGCGGCGGCGAAAGCGGCAAAGCTTGTAGCAGCGGCGGCAGTGGCAGTGGGGGCGGCTCTGGCTGCCCTTGCTATCAAACAAGCCAAGATCATTGACCAAACCGCGAAAATGGCGCGGACGTTGGGGCTGACAACCAAGGCCCTGCAAGCAATGGCTCTTGTGGCAGAGGAAGCGGGCGTAAGTCAGGGGGCGCTGAACTCCTCTCTTGGCATTATGCAGCGCAATGTGGTTGAAGCATCCAAGGGAACCAAAATACAAGTAGAGGCTTTCCAGCGGTTGGGCTTGGCAACTCAAGACCTGATGGGCCTAAAGCCTGATGAACAATTCGCAAAGATTGCGGAACAGCTTAACAACATATCCGATCCGGCGCTAAAGACCGCAACGGCTATGGACATATTCGGGCGCTCTGGTCGTGGCGTCCTGAACATGCTGGACGGGTACAACGAAAAGATAAAAGACGCGACAGCCTTTCAAGAGAAATTCGGGATTTCCGTTTCTGAGATAGACGCGGCCAAGATTGAAGCGGCCAACGATGCTTGGGGGCGGGTCAAGATGGTGATGGAAGGCGTTGGCAATATGATTGCCACATACGTTGCGCCTCTGATTATCAAGATTTCAGACGCTTTTATTGCTGGGGCTGCTGATGCTGATACATTCGGGAAATGGGGCAAGCGGGCGTCAACTGTTGTTGCTCTGGCTTCCGATGTTGTCCGGGCTGCGGTCATAGGCATCAAGGTCGCATTCAAGACGGTTG